ACATCATATCTCCAAACGAAAAGATACTCATCATAGTTCCGACCATTTCACTTGTTCTTCAAATGTATAGTGATTTTGAAGACTATTCTTCAAAGGACAAATCTTGGAATGTGGAAGACAATTGCCACAAGATTCACGGTGGACAAGAAAGAAACACTCACAAGCAAGTAGTCATATCCACATGGCAAAGTATATACAAAGAGAACGAAAAGTATTTCAAGGATTATAGAGTCGTCATCGGCGATGAATCGCATTTATTTAAGGCACAATCACTTACATCCATCATGACCAAACTCAAGGATTGTCCATATAGAGTTGGGTTGACGGGAACACTTGATGGTTCAAAGACACACAAATTGGTTATTGAAGGATTGTTTGGTAAAGTTCAAAAGGTTATTACGACAAAGGACTTGATGGACAAGAAACTTCTTTCTCCTCTCAAAATCAAGTGCATTGTTCTCGACCATACCAACAAGAACAAGGAAGCCTGCAAGGACTTGAAGTATCCGCAAGAGATTGAACTCATCATAAATAATAAAGAGCGCAATGAATTTATTCGTGATTTGACGACAAAAACGAAAGGAAACACACTTGTCCTCTTTCAATATGTTGAGAAACACGGAAAGATTCTTTATGAGATGATAAAGAAGAAGGAAACAAAGAGGAAAGTATTTTTTGTATTTGGCGGAACCGAAGGAGAAACCAGAGAGCAGATTCGTGCTATAACAGAAAAAGAAGCAATAAAAAGAGAGGTTGTATTGTTTCATTTTGAAGATAATGTAATTGAGTGTGAACCCGACGAAAAGGTTGTCTTATCCAATAAAAAAATAAAACTAGCTAAAGACATCACTGAAAATGATGACATTGAGGAAAATTGGATTACTGGGAAAAAAAATGAAGCCAAATAAAATTACTAAAGAGATGAAAGGAGGCGAAGGTAGTATTATAGTTGCTTCCTTCGGAACCTTTCTCAACAGGAATCAACATCAAGAGTTTGCAGAACATCATATTTGCTTCACCATCAAAAAGTAGAATTCGTGTTCTTCAGAGTATTGGAAGACAGCTCAGAAAAAGTGAGGGAAAGAAGATAGCAACACTCTTTGACATTGCAGATGACCTTTCGTGGAAAAGTCGCAAGAACTACACTTTGAAGCATATGGTTGAGAGAGTAAAGATATACAACGAAGAAAAATTTGACTACGATATAACTAGAATAACTATGGAAGGGGAAGAAGCATGAGTAAAAGACCCAGACATAGAGTTTTGAAACTCAGAGACGGATCCGACATAATAGGAAGAGTCGTAAAAGTCGATTCCGAAGGAATTGTTGTTGATAGACCTATGATGTATTCAATAGTTCCCGTCACCGAGAATGGTAAGATAAAGTATTTCAGTATTTCCTTCCGAAAGTGGTTTGAATTTGCCAAGACGCAAAGATACTACTTTCCGAAGGAATTTATCATTGCCCATTCAGAACCGGAAAAGGAACTGATACGAGATTATGTTCAAGCAAAGAAGTCCAACGATTTCATTGACGAAGCTCTATCGGAAATTGACGAAGAAGACTTGCAAGGTGTGAACATAGAGGATATACTTGAACAACTGAAAGAAGTAGCACCAGACATGGAAGATGCTGACATAGGATTCTTCGGAGATTCTGGAAACACTGCTTCGGAGAAAAGCTCAAGAAAACAGAACAATGACGACGATGATGACATATGGAGAGGGATACCAAGATTTCAATGAGGGAATAAAACATGGCAAAACGCAAACCTGAAAACTACATAGACAATAAAGAATTTTTGAAAGCGATGATAGAGCATAAAAAGCTCATAAAGAAAGCCAAGAAGGAAGACAAACCAATTCCAGGCGTAAGTAACTACATAGGTAAATGCTTTCTGGACATCGCAACCAATCTGGCAAGAAAGCCAAACTTCGTCAACTACATATTCAAGGAAGACATGATAAGTGATGGTGTTGAGAATTGCTTGATGTATGTTGACAACTTTGACCCCAAGAAATCTCAAAACCCCTTTGCATTCTTCACGCAAATCATCTTCTATTCTTTTCTACGGCGAATACAGAAAGAGAAGAAGTATCTTTATACCAAGATGGCATATTTTCGTGAAATGGATTATCGCAAGGAATTCAAGAACTGGGCAGTCAAGAACGATATGGTTGATTCCGATTCAAACGACCCATATCTTGCGTTTTTCAATTTGAATGAAAAGGACTTGGAGAACTTCACGAAGAAGACTACCAAGAAGAAGACAACAAAGAAGACAAGTAAAAAAAAAGTAGTCGCCGTGGAAAAGAATAACTTGGGAAATTATTTGGAATGAAATACTTTTATAGAATGGAGGTGTCATAAATGAAAGTAGCTATCATTTGTGACTCGCACTTTTGGTGCTAGAAACGACTCGGAACTATTTCTGAATCACTTTCTGACATTCTTTGAGGAACAGTTTTTTCCATACCTCAAAGAGAACAACATTGATACTGTGATTCATTTGGGAGATTTCTTTGACCGTCGCAAGTATGTGAATGTGAACACATTGAATCAAGTTCGCAAGAGGTTTTTGAGCAAACTGGAGGGAATCAAGTTTCATTGCATTCTCGGTAATCACGACACATATTACAGAAGCACCAATGAAGTCAATTCATTAAAAGAAATTTTGGGAGAACGGTATTCGTCATTCATTCTACACGAAGAACCTGTTACAATGGATTTGGCGGGGTTGAGCATTGCGTTGGTTCCTTGGTTGAACAAGAGAAACGCAAAGGATTTTCTGTCTTTCATCAAGAAATGCCGTGCCAAGATTCTGATGGGACACTTTGAAATCAATGGGTGTGAAGTGATTCCTGGCTTGAAATTCCGAGATGGTTTGGAACCCAAATTGTTTTCAAGATTTGATGCTGTATACAGTGGTCATTTCCATGCAAAGCAATCCAAGGGAAACATACACTATTTCGGAACTCCATATCAAATCACGTTTTCCGATGCGAACATGAAGAAGGGGTTTCATGTTCTTGATACTGAAACTGGAGAGTTTGAGTTTGTGGAGAACAAAAACAAGATGTTCCATGTCTTTGTATATGATGAAAACGAGGAATTGAACAAGGAAGATTTCAGGAACAAATATGTAAAGATTCTTGTTGACAGAAGAGAAGGAAGAAGTAACAATGGAGTTGACTTGTTGATTGACGAGTTGAATTCTCTTCCTGTAGCAAATCTCACTGTTGTTGAATTGGATGATGAAAATTCAACAGAGGAAGAGAAGATTGATTTGCAGAAAGATACTTTGACCATAATCTCAGAAGAGATTGATCGCATGGGTATAAATAGTCCAGAGAAGCTTAAGAAGATTATCAATGAACTTTATGTTGAGTCGTTGAATATTTGAAAGGAAATGAAAATGAGCAACATCAAACTAATTCGCACGCAGAGCAACGAAGAAATCATCGCAGAAGTGGTTGAGGAAACAGAACAGGGAATCTCGTTCAAGAATCCTTGTGTTCTTGGTCCAACCGAAAAGGGACTCGGGTTCTTTCCTTGGATGCCTTTTGCTGAATTGGATGGATTCGTTCTTCCAAAGAGTGAAATTCGTTACACTTTAGTTCTTAAGAGTGAGTTGAGAAATGAGTATGCCAATGCATTCAGTAAGTTGGTCACTCCCGATTCAGGATTGAAGTTGGTTCAGTGACATGAATCTAATAATTGAATATTTTGAATCTGAAAATCCAATAAGAAAAAGTGAATATATTCAAACTCTCTATCAAAATCTATCAAACGATTTGATAGAGAGGATATTCATATTCATTTCCGATGACATTGAGCTCAAGATATCTTCTCCAAAAAAAACAGTTGTTCGCGAAGAAAAAAGACCCACATACCGTAGGTTCTTTGAATTTTGCAACGAAAATTTAGATGGTGAAATATGTATTCTGTCAAACGCTGATATAGTTTTTGATGACACTTTAAGACATGTCAATGACATTGATATGAATGATGTGTTTTTGGCTTTGACAAGATGGGAAAATGTGGTTGGTCGAGGAAAGGTTCCGTTCAATAACGGCTCTTCTCAAGATAGTTGGATTTTCAAAGCTCCCATCAAAACCACAGAAGATATGGAGTTTACTTTGGGGAGACCTGGATGTGACAACAGGATTGCTTTGTTGATGAAGGAGTGTGGGTATACGATGAAAAATCCCGGAAATCAAATCGTGGGACTACACAACCACATTTCTAGATACAGAACGTATACAAAGGCCGAAACTGTTGAAGGGCCTTATTT